GGCATTTACAGCCTTCAATCTGGATACAAAAAGATTCTTCATTAGTTCGCCTTTACATTAGAAAGAATATGTTTCAACGGATCCACAAGATCCTTATAAGCCGCCAAATGTATTTCAGGATTACTCCACGACTTATTAGCTTTACCAATACTCAAGTGCAAATGCGATCCAGTTGATGCCGATCCACTTTTATATTTGCCCCCGCCTGTCTTGCCTAAAATAGTTTTTCCGCCTATAACCTTTTCCCCCTTAGCAAGCTCCGACTGCTTTGCTAAGTGAGCATAAAGCACCCAATATCCGTCTTTAGTTGAATGGATCAAAAACCAACCTAAAACATCAGACCACTCATTTACAAAGACAGTTCCATCAGTAATTGCCTTGATAGGTGAAAGTTCTTTAGGCGACCAGTCTTGTCCCCTATGTGGTCTTCCATTACGATAAGGGGCTAGATTCCCGAACTCGTCATTGCGGGTTTTAGCGGGAAATGGTTCAAAATAGATTACAGACATAACGCTATTTTACTAAAAGATTAGAACCCTAAACCCTTTGTAATAGCAAGAACTAAACCGCTAGTAATAACCGCAGTAATCAACGCTGGAATCCAAGCAGTAGTATTAGCTTGTTTCTCTAAATCTCTAATCCTGTTTTCGTGATCCCTAGACGCTTCTAGAATCTGCATAGATTGTGCTTTTAGAATTTCAATATCTCGGACTATTTGAAGCAGTAAAGTCTGATTAGTAGGTTTAGGCTGTTCATTCATCAGCGGTCATTTCCACGCCACAGAAGCAACAAACAACAGGAATACCTTCAGGGTGCGGATAATGCTTCTCATCCCCCATAGGACAGTTCAAAGTTTTACAAGTAATAAGATCCATAATTAGCCCGCCGCTGTTCCTGAAGTCATTTGTAAAGCAATACCTGAAACAATCACATTCGCCGCAGAAGTTACCGCACCATTATTACAAAGCCCAACAGTTACAGTTCCCGAAGTAACCGCTGAAATATATGCGGTCAATACTTGTGATCTACTTGAAACAGTTACAAGCGGGGCAACGCTAAACCTAGAAGCAGGAAAAGCAACCGCAGTAGTAGCAGAAGCGTTAGCCGCCAAAGTTGCAACCTGTGTAAAAGTAAACGCTGAAGAAGCAAAAGGAAGCTTCGTAAAGTTTCCGTTCAGATCGGAAGCGGTGAGAACTTCACCAATAGTCCAAGTTTTTGTGCCAGCCATAATTTTTCTCCTAAACCCCTATTTTACTTATGCGAGAGTATCTGTATCAAGAATCCCAAGAAATGTTGAATCAAGTCTAAAAGGCAGATTATCTAGAGAAGCTAAATTTAGAGTTACCTGATCTCTTTCATTATCAACATTAGCATTTACACCTAAAACTTGATAATACTTATCAACTGTTGTGCCTGAATTAGAAGGCTTGAAAGCAACCCTAACTACATCCCTGATCTCAATACCTAAAACAATTGTTTGCTGTCCTGAAGTCAAAGATTCTAAAGCAATACTCACCTGATTAGCCCGATATTCAGGTAATCTAAATTCACCTAGAAAAGCGGAAGCAATCTCGGCAGGTTTAGTTGTAGAAGTAGTTAAGTTATCTGACTGAACATAAGTTCGCAAACCATATAAACCTTGACTTGTAGTATCTTCAACATTTGCGGTTGCATTGATACCTATAACCTGAATTTTGTTGTAAAGCTGTTCGGAAGCGTAAACAACTTGAAGATCCGTAAAAGGTATTGCAGTCCCAGTAAATAAAGATTGACCATTAGCATCTGCAAAACTGCGAACAGTAGGTGCAGTAATTGCTGAAGCAACGCTAGTTAGTAAACCTGACTGACTTTGTTCAGGGACACCAGACCATGCGATCTCGTATGCGGTAGAAGCAGAACTTGAATAAGGGTTATAGTTTCCATCAAAATAATTTGGGACAGTCCCGGCAGGTTCAATAATGAAACCATCTCCAGTAACTGTGTAAGTGCTACCGCCAGAAAAAGAAGCGTAAGCTTGCAACCCACCAATCGCACTTCCAGATAATTCTGTTCTAGTTAGGCTAAAAGAATTCCATGTAGTAGAAGAAGGCGAAGTGATACTTGTTGAACTTGCTATACCTAAAGCTTGCCCATCAGTTCCTAAACAAAATAAGTCAACATCAAAGTTTCCTGCAACGCCACGAATCAAACCTGAAAAGGTATATGTAACTCCAGTATTAGCGTATCTTTCTGGGTTATAGTCCTGATAAGCGAAACCAACAAAGCTATCTGTAGGCACAAATGGATCGGCAACAGTTCCGCCACGCCAAACAAAACCACCATAAGCACTAGGAGTTGAAGTAGCTTGAGTTCCAATCAAAGTCCAACCAGTTCTAGGTTCACCCGAAACAACATTGCCTGTAAGAATAGTTGCGGTAGAAGGATAAGTTACTAGATTGTATCTACTTGTGTTCTGCCATTCATAATTAGTGAAACTGCGATCCTTCATCTGCAAAACTGCGGAAGAATCGCTATACAAATCTGCGGGTTCGCTGCGAGCAACATTCTGTAAATAAGTCAAAACATTATCGCCCGGAGCATTTTCGTCATAACCCATCAGAGTATGACCGCCCCTAATGCCCGCATAATCATAAGCATCAAAACCATTAGCGTTCAAAACTAAATCAATGCGATCACTACTAGCTTGAACCACATACTGAGTTCCACCAGTAAAAGAACCATTACTAATTTTATAGAGAAGATCTAAAGCAGAAACTGTTGCCAAACCATCAAAACCCGATTCTTCATAAGTAAATTCCCAGTCCTGAACAAAACCAGTAAACCGCCTAACTCCATTGCTTGAAAATCTTATTTCCCCTGCAGGTTGAACTAGCGTATAGCCGCCAGCCCCATACCAAAGCGGAGAAGAAGTATTCAATGGATCAAAGACACGATTATTGTTTACAAAAGTTATTGAAATAGATCCAGCAGAAAAATCATCTAAAGCCCGATTGATTCCACGACTAATAGAAATGCTTTGCACATACTGCGTTACATCAATATAACCGCTTGCCCCAAATTGAAGTTCAACTAAATAACTAGGTGAAGGCATAAATAACTATCCCTTCGGAGCTAGTAAATAAGGGGGAATAGCTCCATTAGTTTTCGTGTATTTGCTTAAAGTATTTACTATTGCCTTTGGATCAGCGTTAGGGACATTGATAGTTATATTGTTAGTTACATTATTTTGAGTAGTAGGTTTAGGGCTAAAAATGTCTGTTCTATTTGTACTGCCTGGTATCCCTGTGGATATTAGCCCAGGAATTTTTCCTGCATTCTTTTTCAAATTTGCTTTATCTATCTCCGACTTAGCTAATCGCTTTTCTTTTTCTTCAGGTGTCTCCTGTTTAGTATCTCCAGACAAACTCAAAACAGTTGCAACAGTCGCAAGTGGTCCTGCAAACTTCAAAAACTTCGCCATTTTTGGTCCAAGTTTTCCAAACCACCCGAATGGTCCACCATCACCTGTCGGAACTGCACTCTTTGCAGAAATTGCAGTCATAGCTGCAACAAGGTTCGCTACAGTCTTACCTGCATTAGCAAGCATAAAGATACCCTTTAGTGCAAGCAAAGCAGGTAAAGCATTTATCAAACCTGTAGCAACATTCTTGAAACCTTCAATAGCATCACCATTACCAAAAAAGCCAAAGAAAGTTTTTACTGAATCAATTACCCCACCAATAGCATCCTTGATATCATCAAAAGTTTTTCCTGCATCAGATTTAGGGTTAGCGAGATCATCAAAGAATTTACCTACAACTTCAATAGCTCCACCAGGTTTGCTAATTTCATCAATGAAATCAATAAGAATTGGAAGAACAACAGCACCAAGTTTTTCTTTCAAAATGTCCATACTGTTATTGAACTTCATAAATGGATCAGCATTTTCTTCTGCTAACCCTAAATAAGTTTTAGCAAAATCACCTAGAACATCTTTGCTTTTAGTAAGTTCAGGAAACAACTTTTTTAGAGAAGTAGTATTCCCGGCATAAGCTTTAGAAACAGCCTTAGAAACCGCTTCAACAGATTTTCCAGACCCGGCTGATCCATCAAGGGTTATGCGTAAAAGTCGTTGAGCATCTTCAACATTTCCAGTTACATTTCCAAATCTCGCCATTGCAGGACGAAGATCATCATCCATAATTCCAGTTTGGAGAGATAACGATTCTATGAAACGATCATTTTGTTTCAACTGATTTGCAGTTGCACCCGCATTGCGAACTAACTGAATATTTAGAAGCCTAGTGCTTTTTTCATCCGCTGCCGCAGCCTTAGCCGCATCTAACAAACCATCAGCAATAGCTTTTACACCAAAGCCAATACCTACAGCCCCAAGAGTTTTAGTTAGTCCACCAAACCCAGACTTTGCCTTCTTTATGCCTGAATCATCAAACTTAGATAATAGTTTTATTATGACGGACATTTAGTTAGTCTTTCTATTGATTTTGGCGGCAAACTTTTCTATAAGTAATTTTAGTTGAACTTCAATACCCGGAAGACTTTTTTCAACAGCAGGATAAACAAACTTAGACTTATTGCGTGCCTTTAGTTCGTTGATCATAAACTCACCTTGCCCATTTACTTTATGAGTTCTCGTCCCGCCCTTATAGGCATAAGGCTTGGTTGTAGGGTTTCTTGGCACTCCCGAACCTTTACCCGCAATA